TCTTGCATTACTGTGTCGCAAGTTCTTTTATCTAAAGATTCTAATGAATTTGTTTTTTCTTTCATCTGTTGTGTCCACGTTTAGTAATGTTAGTTTAGCATCTTTTACTTTCTGATCTATCTCAGACGGCAAACTATCAAATGTTTTATCTAAAGAATCCAGCAAGGACTCCATCACCGACACTAAGGCGCGAGCCTCTCTTGTATTTATTGACATTTTTTTTCTCCAAAAAAAGTGAAGTGCTTTCGGCAATCAACCGCACTTCAAGGTTGTTAAGTTAGGTATGAATAAACCTTTTGCCTGTTATGTTATGTAATCAATTGGGTTATAATTATCCCAGTCTTTTTGTTGACGAAGGTAATGTATAACGTTATCTCTTACAAGGCGTGGAGTAGCTTCAGCGTGGCCCATATTAACCATTGCCTCTGCCACTCGCACGATCAATCCATTGACATCCCCACTCTCTCCATTCTCTTGCAGGTTATTAACCTGGTCGTGTAGATCGTCAATGAAACTCATTTATTTGTCCCAGTCGAACCCATCATCGCTTGATGAAGCAGGTGCTGGTGCAGCTGCCGGGGAAGGAGAGGAAAGTTTTGCGATTGCTGTCCCTGCAATGAACTTAGCAATCACATTTTTATCCTCCCACTTCGTTCCGTCACCCTTATCTCTGCCTTCTTCTATACGAAGTGTGGCATTAAAAGGGACTTTCATCATGCTTTCAAGATCCTCTAAACCAAAATTCTGCACATCAGGATCCATGCCCATGGCACCTCTCCAGTTACGCAGTTTTCCTTTAGAGACATTGAGGCCGTTGCCTTCTAACATAAAGTTTTCCCAAACTTTTCTGCCAGCAAACTTAGGGCCAATTACTTCAAAAGTCACATTGATCATCTTGTGACCTGTGGCTTTACTATTCTTTGCTTCCCATGTGTCAGCTACCATTTCGTAGTCCCCGGCAGGCATAGGGCCTATCGAGCTACTGTCTAGTTCCACCACATCGGTTAAGTTAATTTCAAAATCAGACATTATTTTTCTCCTATTTTAGATTTTAAAGATTCTTTGAAAGCAGTCATGAATGCATCCCAACTAAGGTCTAACGGAGCATTGCCCAGGTCGACCCTTGATTTAGCATCAAAAGCTGCAGCGTATTTATGGAACAACTTACGCTTGCCATAAGACACAGCGCGAGTTGCTTCCTTAAATCCTTGTCCACTTGTACGAGTTGATACCTCATAGTTTGCAAACAAGTTGAAGTCTACCCATTCACGTATCATTGAAGATACCTTCTTGTGTAGATTCATTTCCCAACGATCATAGGGCTCACGCTCTGGATCGTTGAAAGTTCTAATAGCCACATGAGAAAGCAACACAACGTGCATCTTTTTCTTTTGTAGCGCATCAAACATTTGTAAGAGTTTGCGATAAAGTTCCGCAGCCTCTGTGTAACCTTTGCCGAAACCTAAAGCTTCGATACCTTTAATTGAATGATTCTGACATACCTTTTGTTGAACTAATTTCTCAGCCCAATCTGTGGTATCAAACACCAGAGTTTTATAATCGTGGTCTTCCTCTATTAATGTTTGCAACTGCTTAACGATATCATCGTAGCTTTCACACAATGGAAAGGACGGCACATCAATAAAGTTTGTTCCGTCCTCAGTCTTAACAAAGATTGGCTTGGGTGCTTGTGAACCAAAGGTTGTCTTACCTATGCCATCGGTTCCTGATATGTTTAGTTTGAGTGCTGGCACTTTAATTCCTGTTTCTATAGTTTTTAATAAGCTCATCTAGCTCTCCTGTCGTAAAAGTTAACGCTGTTATCTTCTTGTGAATCCACGTGTTCTTGCCATGTCCGGGATAATAGGCTTGGCAAATATTGACTATCGATGCGCAACATCTTTGTGCAAAACTGATCAAAGGTTTCGCAACCATTAATAACCCAACCAGCATCCTCCTGCATACCCATAATAAAATCTTTTGATTCACTCATCACTTCTCTCCTTTTAATGGATCAATAAATTGCACATAAGGCCGTTCATTAATTTTGGTTTGTAATCCTTCTTGAACTTTGTCAAATATATCCTGGTGATCGTTCATAATTTTTTTTGATAAAGCTGTGTCTTCAACGTACTCAGTTTTAAATGGAAATAAATTCTCTGGAATGTCTTGCCTAATTTTAGCTAAGAAAGATTGGTCCCATGATCGTGTGACCTTATACTGCACACGCAAATCAAATGGTATTAAATTGTTTAATGGCACACGCTTACTTCCGCCTGTATTAGAAAGTGTTTTAATGTGCTCTTGTATCTCAGGACGAGATGCAATCTCTTTATCTAATTCTGAACTGGCTGCTCTTAACTCAGCTTGCATCGTTAGATTTTTCTTCTTCTCCTTGAGCAATGCTTCAAGGCAAAAGGTGGTATAATTTTTATCAGTCATTAGCACTTCTTCAAAGTTTTAATACCTCTATCTTAATCATAAAAAAAACATTGTCAACAAATTTCTTTACATTTTGTATGAGTGCAACTATGATCTACTTTGACACGCTTTAATGGTCACCTTTCACCCCCCTAGCGAAAGGTTTCCTCCTTACTTTTATATTAAAGCGTGTCTCTTAATAAAGGAGAGAGATGACACTAAAAGAATATATAAAGAAACGAGGAGAAGAAAGTTTAGCTAAAGAGCTGGGCGTTTCTATTGACACGATTAAATCTTGGAGGTATGGCAACAGGCAACCCTCAGTCAACCAGGCAAAAAAATTAATTAAGTTAACCGGGCGTGCTCTCGATTGGGAAAGCATCTACGGTCCATTGGATTCGTAATGGCCCTAGAATTAAAACCAAACCTTAGAGGTGAGGATATCCATGATAAAGATCGCAGAGATATGTTGGTTTCTTATTATGAGAATAACTTTCATTTAATACCTTGTGGTTCTAAGACAGATATTGTTCCAGATTATTTTAAGCGCAGGCATCCTAACGAAGAAGACGATGTCATAGCTAAACGTTGGTCAAAAACTCCAAGAGTTAAATGGTCAGAATATATTACCAAGCAGCCAAGCATTCAAGAGATCAAGCAGTGGTACTTACAATTTCCTAATTGCAATTGGGCGGTGGTCACAGGAATTAGTTTTGTGGTATTGGATGCTGACACTCAAGAAGCATGTGACTTTGTGGAATCAGGGCAATTAACCAGGACAACCTTAAAACAAAAAACTCCTAGAGGTGGCTACCATTATTTTTATGCTATTAATGACAGCCTCACAATTAGAAACACGACAGGGAGATTGGACATAAGAGGAGAGGGTGGTTACGTCATGGTATCTCCGTCCGATCATTACATGTTTGAATTGGTGGATGGCCTAGGCGTGGACTCAATGGATGACCTTCCAACACTCAGCGCTCAAGACATGAATGTCATATACGATTTTAATAACAATAACAAGATCATCAGTGATCACAACATGTCTTTGTCATTGGATGGTGTGCAAAGTGGAATGCGCAACGATACTCTTGCTCGCTTAGTAGGCAAGTGGATTCTTGAAGGTTGGGGCATGCGTGAAGTTATTATTAAAGCATTGGATTGGAATCAAACAAACACTCCTCCCATGTCTGTGCAAGAAGTATTGCAAACAGCCAACAGCATTTGTACTGGACACATGAAAAGAAATCCGCACGACATAGATGCAGGCATACTCAAATGGAAAACCAGTCAATGGCAGATACCTTTAGCAGATGAACTCAAAGAGATCATGGATCAAGACGATCCCATTGATGTGGCAAAGGCTATCCATGTTGTTGAAAAAGATCCACTGGGTCTTAAAAAATTCAATGATCCTTTCTGGGACACCATGGATTCAAATCGCATCGAACAATTTTGGGGCGATGCCTTTGTGTTTGAGCAATCAAGGGTGTTGTTGTTAGGTAAGCCTAAGATCGGTAAGTCTCATTGGCTTGGAGCGTTTGCTGCTTCAGCGACCACAGGCACAGAGTTCATGGGCAAACAGTTCAGCAGACCTATGAAGGTGATGTGGTTACAAGCAGAGATCATTCATGAGTTCTTAAAGAAAAGAATCGAGATGTACTACAAACCTTTTCATCATGACCCGGAGCTGTACAACTTAGGCAAGTCAAACCTTGTAGCATCAGGCAGACTTAGAAGAAACATCATGAGAGACAGTGACATGGATGACATAGCACAATCGATTGAGTTTCACAAACCTGACTTGGTCATGATCGATCCTATTATTAACTTCTTTAGTGGCGAGGAAAACTCTAACTCAGAGATACACGAGATGTTGTCTCGCATTGATAGACTCATTGAACTCTTTGGCGTGGCTGTGATCATCGCTCATCACACTGGCAAGGAAAGGGCAGACGATCTGTCGTTCATGTCAGCGCGTGGTGGTAGTGCTTTCGCTGGGTGGATGGATTCAGGCGTCAAGCTGTCAGGCACGAAACCTAATGTCACCTTGTTCTATGAAGCAAGGAACGCAAGAGAACCCGATCAGCATTTGGCTTACTTCGACTTCGAGCGTGGCTTCTTTAGGCCTGTGAGCGTATCAGATGCTCCGGACGAAGTAGAGGTTGCTAGAGTGGTCGCAGGCGCAATGAGCTCCTACAAATTCTACACAAGGCAAGACCTCGAACTCTTGGCTCGACAAGCATTAAAGGAAAACGAACTTGCATCAGGCGAAAGAGCCGCGAGGTACGCTGTCTCTCATGTACAAAAGTATCTTGGCGAGAAGGTTAAGACACACAGCATCCCCGGAAAGAACACTTGGTATTACTTAGAGGACAATCAAATGAGCAGGCCTTGGGGAGAAGACGATGAGTAGCCTGGATTCAATGGCAAAGGACATGTCTGAGTTGTTGCTTGATAACATTGATAAAAAGAAAATGTACTTGGCTTCTGTTGCTCGCAAGATGAGATATTTGTTGGTTAAGCGCAAAGATCATTATGAT